TGGGCGCACGACAGCTTGTCATGGATTGAGTGCGAGTACGCGCAGACGGCCGATCCCGATGCAATTGCGCCGCCTACCATAGACCCGCCTCCGCAAGGTAATTCGGTTACTTTGTCATCCGGCTTCACGCCAACCAATAGCATCACGCCCTAATGTTCGGCCTAGTCCCATTTTGCGTATTACCGTTTGCCGATGATGCGGTCGGAGGCCCAGTACCGCCGCCGCCAGTCATTCTTGTTGATACGCACGATGGCGACAAACGTAAACATCGCCGGTTTGACGAAGAAGCCCAGAAACGCGCTAAACGCCGCCAAGAAGTCATTGCGGCTTACGAAGAACTGGTTGAGGGCAAACCGCGCATTGCGCAAGAGATCGTTTCGCCGTTTGTGGAGGTTGACCTTACCCAACCCGACGGCATCCCGGTTGCCCAGATCAACTTTGACGCTTTGCTGGCAGACGTTACCCGTATGGAACGCCTGTACCGCGAATTGCAAGAAATGGACGATGAGGAAGCATTGCTGCTACTGCTATGAAACGACGTTACATCCAAGACGAAAACGGCGACTTTGTAGAGGTCAAGAAGGACGAAAAGGGCGTGTATCACTATGTCATGCCCGACATCCAACCTTACAAGTCCATGATTGACGGTCGGATGATTACCAGCCGATCCGAGCATCGCCGTCATCTGAAGGCTAACGGGTGCATTGAGGTGGGCAACGAAAACCCCCTTAAACACGCTCCCAAGCCCGCACAGGCGAAAACCTCACGGGTGGACGTACTACGCCACCAACTCGCCAGCATGACCCATAAGGACGCTAATCGCCTCCTATCGCGTCTACGCGATGAAATCCGCTTTACCCACGATCCCCACAGGAGATAAGTAATGGATACCCCGCAGGAAACCGTTGAAATCGCCAAAGATGAGGCAGTAGACCGCAAGGCTCTGCTGGCCGAGCAGTTTGAGGCGGCAGAGGCGGAAGCCCCCACAGGGCGCGACGAGCAGGGCAGATTTGCCAAGACCGTAAAGGCCGAAGAACCCGCACCGGAACCCGTTGAGGAGCCGGTTTGGAAGCGTCCCCCGGCGTCTTGGAAAAAGGAATACCACGAAGCGTGGCAGAAAGCCGACCCGCGCATCCAAGAGTATGCGTGGCAGCGCGAAGAACAGATGCGAAAGGGCATTGAGCCGCTAATTTCCAAGAAACAGTTTGCCGATGCTATGGAAGCGGCTATTGAGCCGTACCGACAGACCATTACCGGCCTCGGTTTGAAGCCCGAAGAAGCGGTTTCGGCGTTGATGAAGGCCGATTACACGCTCCGCACCTCCGATCCGCAGGCCCGTATGCAGTATTTCGCGCAGTTGGCGCAGGAATATGGCATTGACTTAAGTGCGCTGACGGGCGGGCAGGCTTACCAGCCGCAAACGTCGGCTGATCCCTTGTTGTTTGCCCTTAAAAACGAACTGGCAAGCGTCAAGGGCGAGGTTTTGACTTGGAAACAGCAACAAGAGGCTGTTGAACAAGCAAAGATGGCTAACGAAATTGACTCGTTCTCCACAAAGGCCGAGTTTTTTGAAGAAGCCCGTCCAACAATGATCCAACTGCTCCAATCGGGCATGGCGGAGACATTGGAGGACGCTTATGATAAGGCGTTACGTTTAGACTCGGAATTATCTGAACGAATCCAGCAAAGCCGACAAGCAGAACTGGAGAAAAAGCAGAGTGCCGAGAAAAACCGAGCGGCGAAAGCGGCTCGGGCTGCTGCGGTCAGCGTCAGAAGTGCCACACCCGGCACAAACACGGCTCCCAAAGCGCATAGTCGCCGTGCCTTGCTTGAAGAAATGTTTAACGAGCAAGAATCACGGTTATAACCAACTGATACAGGAGTATTAACATGGCATTTGCCAACTCAAGCATCAGCGACATCATTGCGACTAACATTCAGAGCCGCACGGGTGAACTCGCTGACAACGTGACGAACAACAACGCGTTGCTCCGTCGCCTCAAGGATCGCGGAAACATTAAAACGTTCTCCGGCGGTAACGTGATTTTGCAAGAAATCATGTACAACGACACCACCACCAACAACACCAACTCGTACTCTGGCTACGAAGTGCTGAACGTCGGTCAGAACTCGCCCATTTCGGCGGCGCAGTTCTCCATCGCGCAGTACGCCTCGGCGGTCAGCATCTCGGGTCTGGAAATGATCCAGAACTCGGGCAAGGAAGCGATTATTGACCTCCTTGATGGCCGTATGGAAGTAGCCGAAGCGCAGTTGGCGAACCGCATCAGCGGTGACCTGTACGGCGACGGCACCGGCAACTCGGGCAAAAACCTCACCGGCTTGGCCGCTGCGGTTCCCGATAGCCCGTCCACCGGCACGTATGGCGGCATCAACCGCGCAACGTGGTCGTTCTGGCGTTCGGTGTCCTACTCGGGCGTGACGAACGGCGGCGCGGCTGTGTCGGCTTCCAACATCCAGCAGTACATGGATGCGGTGGCCGTGCAGTTGATCCGTGGCACCGACAAGCCGGACTTGATCGTGGCCGACAACAACTATTACCGCTTGTATCTGCAATCGTTGCAGAGCATCCAGCGCATCACGGACTCCGGTTCGGGCATGGCGGGTGCGGGCTTTGCAGCCCTTAAGTACTACGGCGCGGGCATGGCCTCCGACGTGGTGCTGGACGGTGGTATCGGTTCGTCCACGTACAACTCGGGCAGCGGCAACGCGAACCATATGTGGTTCTTGAATACCAAGTACCTCATGTTCCGACCGCACAAAGACCGCAATTTCGTGCCGATCGGCGGCGAGCGTCAAGCCGTCAACCAAGATGCGATCGTCAAGTTGATCGGTTTTGCCGGCAACATGACCTCATCCGGCCCGCAGTTCTGCGGCGTTCTCATCGCTTAATTAGGGGTAAGCAAACATGGCATATTCACTCGCAAACCTCGGTGGCATTGACTTGAACAACGCTGCTCCGGTTCAAGCCACTAGTTACTACACCAGCACCCCGACCTACGTGCCGAATCAAGGCCCGTTGGGTGCGGAAGTGTTTGGTTCGGACGGCAAGCGTTACGTGTTCGCCAAGGCGAATGCGTCAATTACTGCCTCCACCACGTCATGCACCGTCAACAGCAGCACCTTTCTGGTGACGGCTTCCGGCGGTTCGTACACCAGCCCGGGTGTAGACCTCGTTTCTGGGGACTACGCTTGGTTTGGCGCAACGTCGGTCTAATAGGGTCGGGGGCGGCAACGCCCCCTTCTCTCTAGGAGAACAAGCATGGCAATTCCTTCACGCGTTCAAGGCTCGGGTCAGTCGGGTGGTTCAGCGACCGCTATTTGCGGTGACGTTGGCAACTCGCTGACTGCTGCCGGTTCGTCTGCAACGGACGCTCTCGCGCTCTCCGCTGTCCATAACCGCGTTTCAACGACCGCTGCTAGCACGGGTGTCAAACTCCCGACCGCTGAAGCCGGTGCCGTTGTGACGGTGGCAAACGACGGTGCGAGTTCGCTGACTGTTTATCCGCAGACGGGTGCGACGATTGACGGCGGTGCGTCGGTGGCGATTGCTACCACGAAGCGTCGGCTTTTTGTCGGCATCAGCCCGACCGTTTGGGTTTCGCTCCTCGGGGCGTAATCCATGCCGATCCCGTCACGGGTTCTTGGTTCGGGGTTATCGCAACTGTCTACCGTTTCCGTTTGCGGGGACGGGGCTGATGCGATCACCGCGACAGGAACCGTGGCGGGTGACGCATATTTGCTCAAAAACGTCTTTAACAACGTCAGCACGACGGCAAGCGGAACAGGCGTAAAATTACCGCCGACCGAAATGGGCGCAGTTATTTATGTGACCAACTCGGGCGCGAATACGCTCAAAGTTTATCCGTACAACACGAGTTCAACCATCAACGGGACTACCTCCGCGTCGGTGGCCGCGAACTACACCAGTATTTATTACGCTGTATCCAACACAAAGTGGTACAGCATGACCGGCGCAAGAACGTAATTTCCCCACAGGAGAAAAACGATGGCCCTTGACTCTGATATTTCCGCTGCTGATGCCCAACTGCACGTAGAGTTTTACCTTGCCAAGGATGTTGAAGGATGGGACGGCAAACCGTTCATCCGCATCATGGCTCCCGGCGACAAGACCAACATCATTGAACAGCCGGTGCGTGAAGATCACAAAGAGCGATTCCCGCGCCAATGGTTGTATTTCCAAATGAAGCAGGGCGATGGCGTGCCGGTCGTTGGTACCTCGCTGGATGATTGGCAGCGCGATAGCAAAGGCGAAGTGAGCCGCGCACAGGTTGAAGAACTCCGTATTTTGAAGTTTCAGAGCGTGGAGCAGGTTGCTGCGGCCTCTGACTCACAGTTGCAGCGCATTGGCATGGGTGGCCCCGGCCTCCGTGAACGTGCTAAAGCCTATTTAAGCAGCCGTTTCCGCAACGAAAGCGCGGAAGAACTGGAAAAGACGCGCAGCGAGTTGGAAACGCTCAAAGCGCAAATGGCAGAATTGATGGCCGCTCGTAAACCGGGACGGCCTCCTAAAGTAGCCGAAGGAGGCTAGTCATGGGCAGCACGATGCTTCAACTCGTCCAGCAAGTCACGAACGAACTGGGCGTACCGACCCCCGCAGTAGTGGCCGGTAATAGCAACCAAGACGTTGTTCAGATTTTGGCTCTGATGAACGCCACAGGTTACGAGTTGTTGCGTCGGGCTGATTGGCGCGAACTAACCAAGCAATACACGTTCTACACCGATGCCACCACGACCACAGGAACATGGGTCAACGGTGGTTATCAGATTGTTGGCATCCCGAGTACCGCTGGCCTCTCCACTAGTTACCAAGTGCAAGGTATTGGCATCGGGAACGCCACGTACATTACGAGCGTGGATAGCGCGACCGCCGTGACGGTCAACCAAGCCTTTACGCAAGGACAGGTGGGCGGGACATTGACGTTCCAAAAGGTCAAGTACGACCTGCCCTCCGACTACAACAGCACCGTACCGCGCACGCATTGGGACAAGAGCAAGCGTTGGGAAATGCTCGGCCCCGAATCCGCGCAACAATGGGAATGGTTGCTGTCGGGTTACATCAGCACCGGCCCCCGTATCCGCTGGCGACTGCTCGGCAAATACTTCCAGATTTGGCCGGGTGTCAACGCGGGCGAATACTTGGGCTTTGAGTACCGCAGCAACGCATGGGCTGAAAGCGCATCGGGGACTGCCAAAACGTCATTTACGGCTGATGATGACCGTTGTATCTATCCCGACCGCCTTATGGTGTTAAGCACCAAACTCAAATACTTTGAGGCCAAGGGATTTGACACCACCGCGTTGTACCGCGACTACATCATGGAATTGGAAACCAGCATCGCGCAGGATACGTCGGCAGCAAACCTCTCGTTTGCGCCGCGCCCGGGTACGGTGCTGATCGGCTACGACAACATTCCCGATAGCGGTTACGGACAGTCGTAATGGCTCGCCGCGCTCTTATCCAACGCGCAGCGGCCAACGTCGCCTCGCTGCCCGCCCCCGTAGGCGGTTGGAACGCCCGCGACTCATTGGCAAACATGGCACCCACGGATGCCGTGACGTTAGAAAACTTTTTCCCCGGCGTTGCCAGCGTGAATCTGCGTGGTGGCTACAGCAAACACGCCACAGGGTTACCGGGGCAAGTTGAATCGCTGATGATTTACAACGGCGCGGCAACGACCAAGATGTTTGCCGCCTCTAGCACCGGCTTCTATGACGCAACATCGGCGGGCGCAGTTGGCGCAGCGGTGGTGTCGGGACTGACAAATGCCCGTTGGGAATCCATCAACATCACCACCTCGGGCGGCAACTTTCTGTATGCCGTGAACGGCGTAGACAAGCCGCGTTTGTACGACGGCAGCACGTGGACGGCGATAGATGGGGCATCTACTCCCGCCATCACGGGCGTAACCACAACCAACCTTTCCAACATCAACCTTTTCAAAAACCGCGTATGGTTCATTGAGAAGAACACGCTGAAGGCATGGTATTTACCCGCCTCCTCGGTCGGCGGTGCCGCCGAATCGCTTGATCTTTCGTCTATTGCGAAGTTTGGCGGCTACCTCGTCGCAATGGGTACATGGACGATTGACGCGGGCTACGGCGTGGATGACAACCTTGTATTTGTCACCAACAAGGGCGAAGTCATCGTTTATCGCGGTACCGATCCCTCCAGTTCGTCTACGTGGGCGTTGATCGGTGTGTGGCTGGTTGGTGCGCCGGTTTCCAAACGCTGCTTTATGAAATACGGCGGCGATCTATTGCTGCTTACGTTAGATGGCTTGTTGCCGTTAGCCTCTGCGCTGCAATCCTCGCGCCTTGATCCCAACGTTGCGCTGTCGGACAAAATCCAAGGCGCATTTGCGGTGGCAACATCAACCTACCAGAATAATTTTGGTTGGGGCATGGTGTACAACGCCAAAAACAACGCCCTAATCGTCAACGTCCCAGTATCGGTTGGCAGTCAACAGCAGTTTGTGATGAACAACATTACTAAATCGTGGTGCAAGTTCACCGGATGGGCGGCTAACTGCTTCAACATTTTCAACGACGATTTGTACTACGGCGGCAACCAGTACGTTGCGAAAGCGTGGACGGTAGATAGCACCGGTTACATTGATGACACCAACAACATCAACGGCACGGTGCTGCAAGCGTTCAATTACTTTGAAACGCGAGGCGTGAAGAAATACTTTACCCGCGCACGGCCTAGCCTGTACTCCAACGGTTCACCTGCCGTCAATATCGGCATCAACGTGGACTTTAGCCAAGCGGAAAGCACCGCTGCGCTCTCCTATACGCCGTCCACGTATGGCGTATGGGATACGAGCCTCTGGGATACGGGAATCTGGGGTCAAGATGCCGTGGTCACGAATAACTGGCAGGGCGTAACCGGTATCGGTTATTGCGGCGCGGTGCAGTTAAATAGCACCAGCCGATATCTTTCCCTGCAATGGGCTTCAACGGACGTGGTGTATCAACTCGGATGGGCTGGCATATAGCGTCAAGCCCCGAGGTGGGGCATTGGGTCATGGGCAACATGGACGGGGCGTACAACCCCGACCGATCTAATGCCATTGGGTTATTTCGGGATGGCAAGGCTGTCGCCGGAACGGTTTACGAGAATTACAACGGTCAGTCGGTGGTGTGCCATATCTGCGTCAAAGGGCGCATGACACCTGCTTACGTGGCCGCGATCTTTGATTATGCGTTTAACGTTTGCGATGTTCATAAGGTTATTTGCCCGGTGAGCAGCGGAAACGTGCGAGCGCAACAAGTTGTGAGTAAAATGGGGTTCACCGAGGAAGCGCGTCTTAAAGATGCCGACACCGACGGCGACATTGTGTTGTTAACCATGACACGCGATGCGTGTCGTTTCTTGGAGCCTCGGTATGGGCAAAAAATCACCGGCACCGCCGCCAGCACCTGATTACGCCGCCGCTGCACAAGCGCAAGGCGCAGCCAATCTAGACGCTGCACGCCTTTCGGCACGAATCAGTAACCCCAACATCTCCACGCCGCTCGGCGGGCAACGGGTTACGTTTGGCAAGTCAGTCTTTGACCAGACGGGCTACGAAAAAGCCATGTCTGACTACCAGAAGCAGTTAGATGCGTACAACCAAGCCAAGGCGGGCGGTCTGGAGAAAGGGCCGGGGGTCACGGGTGACTTTACCGGCGACTATAACCTTGGCGATCTGTATGGCGGTGGTGGTCTTTACGGTGGTGGGCTGTACGGTGGCTTACAAGGCGGTTATGGCGCGGCTCCGGTTGCGCCGACCAAAGAGCAATTCACCAAGATGACGGATTTGGATACTCCGTACATTGAACAATATTTGACCCCCGAGGCCCAAAAAACCCTTGAAGCGCAGCAGCGCGTGGAATTAGCCCTTGCTGGCCTTGGCGAGCAAGGCATTGGCATCGCGCAAAACGCGCTCCGACAACCGTTCCAGCCCAACCTTCCCGGCATTCAGTTGAATGTCGGGCAAACCCGCGATGTGAATTACAACCCCGACCTTTTTCAATACGGACGGGCGGGCGTAGACGTTACGCCGGGGCAGATCGCACAGGCTCCCGATTTGATGTCTATGGGCCGCGCCGGTACGGTTGCGGGCGACAAATTTGGTTTGGCGCAAGGCGGCGTAAACCTGCCGCAGTTGCAAATGGGACTAGATTTGCGAGGCATTGGCGACATTGCTTACGCCCCGCAAGCCGAACAGTTGCAGCGTCGGTTAGACGTGAGCAACTTGGCTCAAATGCCGGTCAACGCTGGTATGTCAGCGCAAAGCGCGATCCTGTCGCGCCTCTCGCCGCAGTTGCAGCAAGAGCGTTCGCGCTTGCAAACGGAACTTATCAACCAAGGCATCCCGCCGGGATCAGAAGCCTACCGTAACGCGATGACGCAGCAAAACCAGCGCGAAAACGACTTGCTCACGCAAGCGTCGGTGCAAGGCATTAACCTTGACCTCGCGGCCCGTCAGCAAGGGTTGGGCGAACAACAAACGCTCGGCTCGTTTGCCAACCAAGCGGCTAACCAAGTGTTCCAGAACCGCCTTGCCCAACAGCAAGCGCAGAACCAAGCGCAGCAACAAGCGTTTGGTCAGCGCGTGCAGTCGGGTGAGTTTGGTAACGCCGCGCAGATGGCTTACTTTAACGCGGGCTTGCAGAACCAAGACGCTGCCAACCGCGCTATCGCGCAGAACTACAATCAAGCCCTGCAATCGCAAGCGATGGCAAATGCCGCGCTTGGTCAGAATCAACAGGCGGCGTTGCAACAGCAGCAAGCGGCGAATGCGGCGCAGCAGTTGGGCTTTGGTCAGCAGATGGATTTGAACGCTGCGCGTAATGCGGCAATCGCGGCTAACCAGCAGACGGGCCTTACGCAACAGCAAGCGTTTAACGCGGCGCAAAACCAAGCGTACAACCAAGCCTTGCAAAACGCGCAATTTTTTAACACCGCGCAAGGGCAGTCGCTTGCACAGCAGTTGGCATTGCGTAATCAGCCAATCAACGAAATCGCCGCCCTTATGTCGGGATCGCAAGTGCAGATGCCGCAGTTCCAAGGCTACACGGGTGCAAACGTTGCAGCGTCCCCAATATTCCAAGCAACTCAAGCACAAGATGCTGCTGCAATGAATCGTTATGGTTTATTGGCAAACCAAAACGCCGCAAATACGGGCGGGTTGTTTAGTCTTGGCTCGGCAGCAATAACGGCATTCTGATGCTTGGATTAGCCTTCAGCGGTGGTAAAGATTCGTTGGCTTGCTGGTACCTTTACAGCAGTCAGAATCCTATCGTGCTGTGGGTCAACACCGGCAAAACGTATCCAGAAACGTATGACATCGTGGATGAGGTGCGCCGTAACTGCGCCAACTTTGTAGAAGTACGCACCGACCAGCAAGCGCAAAACGACCGTGAAGGTTTGCCGTCAGACATTGTGCCAATTAACCACACTCGGTTTGGCATGGAATGCACCGGCACAAAGCCGGTTGCGGTGCAAAGTTACCTTGGATGCTGCGTAGAGAACATTGCCCGACCGTTGATAAATGCGGCCAAAGCGCACGGCATTACGCAGTTGATTCGCGGGCAACGCAATAGCGAATCACACAAATCACCGGCTAAAAACGGCGATGTGGTGGAAGGCATTACGTTTTTGCACCCGATTGAAACGTGGACGGATGACCAAGTGTTTGCGTTAATCCGCGCTCATCGGTCGGAATTGCCCGAACATTTCAGCATCAAACATTCAAGCCTTGATTGTTATGACTGCACGGCTTACGTGGAACACTCGCAAGATCGGGTGGATTGGATGAAAGGCAAATATCCGCATTTGTATGCACAATATGCAGGACGAATGTCGGCGTTGCGTTCAACGGTTGCCCCGTTAAACCGTTATTTTGAGGGCTAATATGTTGCAACCATACCAATCGTTTGAAGGCGTGTCGCAGCAATCTGGTCGCGGCCAGCGGCTTGCACAGATGTTGCAAAACCGCCCGTCTAGCAACTTTGCCAACAACGATCCGACCACGCTGCCGCAGCAATACAACTTGCCGCAGGGCGCAGCCGATGGATTCCCGGCCAAACCGCAAAGTGCGCGGTTGTTCCCACCGAATCCGATAGCCAAACAACCAATGCCCAAGACACCGGGGATGTATACCCCGTCGGGCGGTGACTTTAAGGGTGATTACTATGGCGGTTAATTACTACAAAACGTATAGCGATGCGGCTGGTGAAGCGCAACGCCAGCAACGCCTTGCGGAATTGTTGCAACGGCAATCCGAAGAACCGATGCAGCAATATTCATATCAAGGCATACAAGCCATGCCGTCGTATGCGGCGGGCCTTGCCAAAATTTTAAGTGCGTATGGCGCAGAACGGGCGCGGCGCAAATCAGAAGAAGCGCAGAAAGAAGCCAAAATGCTTGGCCGCGAAGAATTTAAGGATTACATGACCGCATTTGAGCCGACCGAGCGCAAACTTGGTACGGCATTGGATGTGGCTGCGGCGCGTCCCGAAGATCGCGCTGCCGCAACGATGATTCCGCAAAACATCAATATGGATGAAGTTGCCAAGAGCATTGGTGCGCCGACGGCTGGTATTGCGCCGCAGGGTACTGGCCCGGCATTCCAAGCCCCGCAATTTGCCGTGGGTGGTGCGCCAATGACCCCGGCTCAACGCCGTGCCAAGTTGCTTGAAGGATTGGGTAGCGACAATCCGATGATTTTAGAAATGGCAAAAACCGAATACGCCAAGAAACCAGAACTTGAAGAATTTTATCAGCCAACAGAAACCGCAACAGGTCAGTTGGTGCAATTTGGTAAACATGGCGGCAAACGAGAAACCGGATTGATGGCCGCTCCCAAATCCGAAACCATGAGTACGATTGGCCGGTTGATAAAAGAACGCGATGCGCTTCCTCCCGGCGATCCGCGGCGTGCAAGTTACGACAGCGCGATAGCAGCAGAAACTGCTCCCAAAGGAACAACGGTAAATGTTGACACCAAGGGAACGCAGGTTGGGCAAGAATTGTTCTTAAAAAGAGTTGATGAACAATACACAAACGCTCTCAAATCCAAAAAAATGTTGGACAGATTAGGAAATTTGGATGCAGCAACCGCAGCCGGAACATATACCGGATCAACTGCGCCGGGAGCAATCGCCGCGTCACAATTCTTAAATGGTCTTGGAATCAACATAGCACCGAATACATTAGCAAACAGCCGAACGTTCCAAGCGGCTTCAAATCAACTTATATTGGATTTCATGTCGGCAAACGGCGGGGCGCGAGGATTTACTCAAGAAGAATCACGGATTTTGTACGACGCATTTCCAAGAATTGTGGATAGCCCAGAAGCGCGTAAACAAATTATTGATTTGTTGCGTCAACGAGCCAAAGAAGATATTGAATCGTACAATTCGTCGTTTAATTCATTCCAAAAAGCATTTCCAAATGTGCGTACCGCATATCAACCGATTGGATCGGAAACGGAAGAAGAACGGTATCAGCGATATTTGCGCTCTCGTTCGGAGAAACCACAATGAACGATTTTTCTCCCGAAGAAATTGCCAAATTTGAAGAACGATTAAAGCGTGAACAACAGCGAAATCAAACTGCGGCATTGACTCATGTGGCTGTTCCAGATGAAAAAGTATCTGGCACACCGCACATGATTAAATACGTGCCGGGACAAGGGTTTCGGCAAGTTTCTGGGCCAGAAGAATTTATGGCCTCTATCGGTGCGGGTGCAAAACGAGCCGCAACCAACCTTGGCGAAATGTTTGGTATTGTGCCAACTGAAAAAGCCAAGGAAGAATTGGAGCGATTGCGTCCGTTTACGCAAGGCCCGTATCGCGGCACAGGCGCGTTTATTGGCGAAACTGGCGTTCTTGCGCCGGTATCAGAAACAATAGGCGGGTTGTTTTCTCCAGCGGCACGGTTTTTTGGCTATGGCGGCAGAATTAGTCGCGGAGCCGTAGAAAGTGGAGTAAGTGGTGCAGCGGCAGCAGAACCGGGCGAACGTAAAACCGGCGCAGCCTTTGGCGCAGGATTAAGTTTGCCGTTGGGCGCAGCCGGTAAGTTTTATAGCACCGCAACTCGCGGCATAGAAGCAACGGACAAAGCCCGAGAATTAGCGCGGCGTGGTGTTACGCTTACGCCGGGGCAAATGAATCCAGAAGGCACGATTGGGATGGTTGAAGAAGCAACCATGGGCGTTCCTTTCCTTGGCCCTCGCGTATCTAAAGCCCGTCAACAGGGCTGGCGCGAAACTCAAGCCATCATTGCACAAGAAGCCGCGCCGCCGGGGTTTAAGGTAACTCCGAAAGACAACGTAAACGAAATGTTTGATGACATTTACAAAGCGTACACCCCGGCTTATGACGTAGCCAAAGGGTTCCCGGTGTCGCCTGTCATTATGACTGCGGGCGCAAATCGGTCTTTGTACACAGATTTGCCAATCGCAAAAAGTGCGGTTGCGGATTCTGCGTCACGGAACTACGCCAATAAGTTTATTGACAACCAGTTGTCGTATTTGCGCTCTAAAGGCGCAAAAATGACCAGCGACGATTTGTTGCAAGTGCGATCTAATATTCGTGACGAAATTCGTAAACTTTCGTCAAGCCAAGGTGCGCCATTTAAGGCTGCGGATTTGTTAGAAGGCGCAGAAAAGAAAGTAACTAATGCGTTGGAATCGCAGTTGCCGCCCGATGCCATCACCGCGCTAAATGCGGTTGATGCAAAATACGGCAATCTCAAGATTTTTGAAAAAGCAATTAAATCTGCCAAAGATCGGCCAGAAGGGTTTACGCCAGCGCAATTTTCGCAAGCCGTGCAACAAGCCACGGAATCTAATGCCAAATATGCAGCCGGTGGCGGGCGTATGCGTGACATTTCTAGCGCAGCCGCTGATGTATTTACTAACCGCCAACCTATGACCGGGCGGCAAATGCCGGGGCAAATTGTTGGAACCGGCGCAGGAATTGCAACGTACCCGATATACGGCGAATCTAAAGGGTCTGCGTTGATTCGGCAGTTATTATCCGGCACAAGGCCGGAACAACAGTCCATTCAAAAAATTGAAGATGCGTTTAAGCGAAAATTATCGCAGCGCGAGCGTGATGCGCTTGTAGCGATATTGCGGTCGGGTGCGGGTGTATACGGCGCACAACAGCAACCGAATCCGTTTGCTACAACTGCCGAACAGTAAGAGGGCCATACCATGAGTTTCAACGGTTCGGGTACATTCCAGATCAACACCGCCGGTCAGCCGGTCGTTACCGGCACGACCATCTCTAGCACGGCCTTTAACGCGCTTACGGCTGACATTGCAACGGGCCTATCCACTTGCATCACCAAGGACGGCCAAACTACGCCCTCGGCTAACATCCCGATGGGTGGGTACAAGATTACCAACCTCGCCAACGGCACGAATGCCACCGATGCGGTCAATTTCAGCCAGTTACAGAGCAGCGCGGCCAAGTACCTTTCCGTCTCTGGCACCGACACCATCACCGCCTCGCTGACCCCTGCCTTGACCGTCTACACGGCGGGCGACACGTTCTCGTTTACGGTCGCCAATACCAACACCACCGCCGTCACGATCAACATTGACTCGCTCGGCGCAAAGGCCATTACCCGCGACGGCTCTACCGCCTTGACTGCGGGCGACTTGGTGGCTGGTGAAGTTGTGATGATCGTGTACGACGGTACGCGCTTCCAAGTTATCAACCCCAACGCCTTTACTAACCTCAAAGTCAGCGGAACGTTAGACGTTACGGGCGTAGTGTCCAGCGGCGCAACGTTCAATGACGTTTACGGCAAGGTGCGTGCGATCCCGCAATCGGGCAGCAACAAAACCACGACCTACACGCTTGCCACGACGGATGTGGGCCGCTTTATCGGTATCGGCACTAGCGGCAGCATTTCTATCCCGAATAGCACGTTTTCCACCGGGGATGTGGTCAGCATCTACAACAGCACGTCATCTGATGCGACAATTTCATGCGTGATTACCAACTGCTACATCTCGGGCAGCAGCACGAACAAATCTACGATTACGCTAGCCCAAAAAGGCGTGGCAACCATTTTGTTCATTGACGGCACTACCGCTGTGGTTACGGGGAGCGTGACCTAATGTCTGGAATCATGCAGTTGCTGCTAGCGTCCTCTCCGGCAGCAAACAACCCGCCAAGTGTTGAAATTTTGATGATTGCCGGTGGCGGTGGCGGCGGCAGTCAAGGCGGCGGCGGTGGCGGCGGCGGTGGTGTTATCAGCACAACCGTTTCAATCACGAAAGGAACAACGTATACCGCAACGGTTGGTGCGGGTGGTTCTGGCGGCGGCGGTGGGGCTGCACCGGGTAATACAGGCAGTAACTCCACGTTTTCCACTAGCACCGCAAACGGTGGTGGCGGTGGTGGAACTGAAGGTCAACCAACTGGCAAAAATGGTGGTTGCGGCGGCGGCGGCGGCACGATTGGCAACTCCGGTGGTGCTGGCGGCACAGGAAGCCAAGGCGGTAACGGCGGTTCTGGCTCAACGGATTACAAATATTATCGTAGCGGTGGTGGCGGCGGTGGCCTTGCGGCAAACGGTTCAAATGCAGGTTCAGCGGTTGGCGGTAATGGCGGCAACGGTACGGCATATAGCAATACCGGCAGCAGCGTAACGTATGGCGGCGGCGGCGGCGGCGGCGCATTTTCGTTCTTTAGTGGAGGGTCTGGCGGTACTGGTGGAACCGGTGGCGGTGGAAATGGTGCTGGTGGCTCTGCTGCCGGATCAAGTGGCACCGTCAACACAGGCGGCGGCGGCGGTGGTACTGGCAATAGTTTTACTTACTCTGGCGGTAGCGGCGGCTCTGGAATTGTTACGTTGCGTTATGCGTCAACGTATGACTCTGCAACATCAACTACGGGTAGCCCCACGTTCAGCACGTCCGGTGGGTATAAAATTTATACCTTTACTGGCACCGGCACGATTAAGTGGTAACGCTAATTTATCAATAGAGAAACAAAATGGCTCATTTTGCTGAAATTGATGAAAACAATGTTGTTTTGCGAGTTCTCGTTGTTAACAACGATGTGGTGCAAAATTTGCCGTTTCCAGAATCGGAACCGCTTGGCATAGAGTTTTGCCAAAACATTTTGGGCGGCCAATGGTTGCAAACATCGTACAACGCAAATTTCCGTAAAAATTACGCAAGTATTGGCTACACCTATCGGGCAGACCTTGATGCGTTTGTTGCGCCGCAGCCCAATCCGGCTTGTATGTTTGATGATTCCAAGGCTGCGTGGGTTTGCCCGCCCGAAGATGGCGCAAATTATGTATGGAACCCCGAAACCAAATCGTTTGATTTTGCGGTGGTGCCGTAATGTTATTTCACAAAGAGAAAAAACTAGGAATTTTTCTTGTACCGAAAACAGGTACAACGACATCTAGGCATTTTCTAAAAGAGAATGGTTGGCATTTGCTAACGCCATCGTATTTGTACCCAGAAGCGTACATTGAGAAATACCCCAACCTTGCCGAGTATCAACTGTATTTGTTTTTACGTGATCCGATGGAACGGTTTGTTAGCGTGGTTAAACATCTGTTTCGGGATTCATCGTTTAAATCCGAAATATTAACAATCCTAGAAAAAAATCCTGCAAATACCGCTGATATATCGGTGTATCAAAAAATTGTTAATTCGTTTGACGAGGTAAGTTCGGTATTTGGCGTGTTTTTATACCCCCAAAGCAAATGGGCCGCGCCAAGTAACATTGAAATATTGGACTTTGCAAATTACGAATCAGAGTTGCGGCGCATCACGGGCGCAGATGAATCGGTTGAAGTGCCGGTATTGAATAAAGCACCAGAGGCAGACTTTGGCCCTGTTCCCGATCAAGTGCGGGAATTTATCAAAACCACTTATGCCCAAGATTATGCGTTGATAAAAGAACGGCTTGGGAAGGAATACTTATGATAGACCCTGCAAAACTGAAAGTTCCGGTTGGCGCGTTCATGTTGGACGTAACGCTAATCGTGATAGCGATTTGGTGGTCGGGGAAGTTGACCGAGCGTTTTGAAATGGTGTCGCGCCGCGTGGATGCTATGGAGCAAATCAAGATTCAGCCAGAAGCCGACCGACGCATTGCCGTAATAGAAGCACGTATGGCCGATACAACAAACCGACTCGCTTCCATTGAAAGCAAATTAGATCGCATTTTGGAACGCGGAAAATGAATTGGGGCGAAATCCTCAAGATGGTTGTGCCGATCTTGGTCATCAGCATCGGCTGGCTGCTTGGGCAAGTCTCATCGTTCAGCAACCGCCTCATCAGCATTGAATCCAAAATGCCCGCGTTGATTACCTCGGAAGGCGTACCGACCGATAGCCCGTTGTCGGCTGAAAAACGCCAGCGGCTCAAGGAAGAAATTCAGCGCGAGATCAACGACCTTAACGTGCGCGTGACGCTGCTAGAGGAGCGCGGTAAGCGATGATGCCGCTAATCCAAGGGCTATTGAGCAACGGCTTGAGCCTTGTTGCCAACGCTGTCATGGCAAAAGGCCAGCAGTTTGTAGAGGACAAATTAGGCGTGAAACTCGCGCCCGATATGCCGCCCGAACAGGTAGCGCAACTCAAAATCAAGGAAATGGAGCATGAAGAAGAACTCATGCGCTTGCGCCTTGAGGACAACAAGTTAGGCCTTGAAGAACTTGCCATACGGGTCAAAGACGTAGGGGCTGCAAGGGAACGCGAGGTGCAAATTGCCACGAGCAAGGACGCTCCCCTTCTCAATAAAATTGTGACCCCGCTACTTGCGCTTGGGCTGTTGTTCATTACGTTTACGCTGTTTGGCATTGTGATGTTCCAAGATGCCCCGGTGGACTCTAGCCGCAAAGACATCTTGATTTACATATTAGGTGTGCTGTCGGCCATCAGCACCCAGATCGTCAGTTACTACTTTGGCTCGTCGCAGGGCAGCAAGGACAAATCCGAACAACTGCGTGAGGCTATCAAGTGAGCCTCGTCAACGAACAAGCGGCGTTCCTGCTGGACGTGTGCAAACTCGTAGAGGAAGCCACGCGGCAGGGCTTTACGGTGACGGCAGGGGAGATGTACCGCACTCCCGAACAACAAAGCGTTTACGTCAAGACAGGCCGCTCCAAGACGATGAACTCGCTGCACCTCACGCGCCGTGCCGTTGACCTTAACTTTTTCCGCGACGGCAAACTGGTTTACTCCAAGGACGCTATCGCACCGCTTGGGGCATTTTGGGAATCGTTGCACCCGCTGAACAGTTGGGGCGGCAACGGGGTCAAGTTGTTTGATTTGCCGCATTTCAGCAGAGGCGACGGCAAACCGGAGTGGCGCAGGGTGTCGTGAAACGCGAGCAGGAAGATGAACTGGCGTGGTCGCAGCCCGATTTATGCCAAAAGTGCGTATGGTTTTGCCCGTGGAACTCACAGGGCTACGGGTGCAGTCACCCGACCCAACAACGGTTGCTCAAGGGTGAAGTACTGTGTGGTGGCAACCACCACAAAGCCTCGGCCCCGTGGCATTTACGACAGGGCTAGGCGGGTCATCTCGGCCAGCACCCAATCGGCCTCATCGTCCAACCCGCGCCCACGCATCCGTGCGAGGACTTCATGCAAATTGAGCGGTTTGATCTGCCCGTAAGCCCACGGCGCGGCGGCTAATTCGGCCTCAAACGCCTCGCCCTCGGCGGTATATAGGGGGTCATCCTGCAAACGGCCCATATCGCGTCTCGTGCGGTTATAGGTAATCCGTACCCCATCTGCGACAAGCAATGTTTGGCGTGGGTACGTGTCGCCAATCCTCGTCTAGTTTATGCGCCCGCGCATAAAACCAAGTGAAAATCGCTGCGATGACGTTCATCGGTCTGCCTCCTTCCACGTTGCCCGTATCTTGGTGGCTGAAATTGCCTCTATTTCCTCGGGCAAGTCAATCTTACTCATCGTCCAGCCCACATCACGCCCGTACACCACATCCACAATGTTCGGCAACACTTCAATCGTGAACGTGCCAAGATAAGCGGCAAGTTCGCGTTTGATGCGATACGCCACCTCCTCGGGGTTTAGCGGGTTTTTGTCATCGGGCGGCATACAACGGATCACGATGCACACTTGCCCGTGCTTGGCTAACGCCGCCTCAAACAAGGCCTTGTGACCCGCGTGGAACGGCTGGAATCGCCCGATCATCATGGCCGTTGGCTTACGGTCATCAATAGAGGCAAGGTTGTACGACAATTCACCGATGATGCCGTCTACGTCGGTGGTGTCCTCAATAATGTTTTCCACGTACTCGTTCTTAAAATCGGGGGCTTCAAACATCGCAGTCGTGTCGGGGAAATCACGCACCGGGGTACGGTTTGCCCAAACCAAAATGTCGGGATTGATGATGCGCCGCAATTCACGCAGCGGGCAAACAAAATCCAGTACCACGTGTTTGCCTTGTTTGAGCAAGCCGTTGGCGTATTCGCGCATCCGATGCGCTTGGCGCGTGCGTCCTTCTGGCGTGAAATCCCAGTCGTTGTGCAACTGGCGTATGTCATCGCCGTTGACGTGCGCGATCCGGTCGCCCAACGCTTGTTTTAATTTAGTTGCAAAATACGTTTTACCGGAGCCGGGCAAACCATAAACAAGAATAATTTGAGGGATCATCATTGATAATTACTCAACTCGGAAAGTGCTTGGTTAATTTATGGAAATAAGACATGGTAAATTTGTTGTGCGAATTCGCGTTGTAAATGTTTTTAAATTCTTGTTCGCTGACAACATGGATTTTCGGAACAACCGTTTTTTCAGATAGCGGAAGGATATGCAATAACGGCGTGCCTATCTCAACAAACATGGTGTACGGGTCTTTTTTAAGGTTAGCGAACATATTGATGTTGACTGCCGGTTGGTGTTTGAAATTAACAATCCCCGGCAAAATCGTAATGTCTGGAAATAACCGTGCAGTTGTCCACGTACAAGCAGAAAGTAAAAAATTAACGCCTGTTTTTTCTTTTACAAACCAAGGCGCAACAAACTTCAAATGCACTTTGTCGGGGTAACTATTGCCATGTTCCGCAGAAGCATGACTGCTAATTAAATGTCCTTCACCAGCAAATTGATACCGATAATTTTGTTCACTAATTTCAAGTTGTAAATCAGACCACATCGGCAACATAACGCCGTGTTTATAAAGTTCCATAAAACCCGCGCAGCCGCGCATGGTTGTGGTTTGATATTCCATGCCCGTCGCGTTGTTCGTAACAGGCCGAGATGATTCTAGATTTTTCCACCATGCAGGAACAAAATGCGATGCTTTTTTTATTGGCGTGTCTTGAGCAACGCTCCCTTTGTCGGTAAAACAATCCAAGTAAATTTTATTTCGTTTGAACCAAAACATTTACAACAATCCTTCTTTGGACAATTCATTGATCGTTCGCGCCATGCCCTCAAGGTGCGCTAATTTGACGTAATCGCGCTCCAAGTCGGTGTGGGTGCGCCGATCTATTGCATCGTGGCACGCGCTGCAAGCCCATGCTGCGATGAGGTCGGGTGACTTGATGCCCATCCCGCTGATCCCCGGCAGTCGGACGTGCGCCAAAACGGTCGTATCGGTTCGGTGGTTGCAGATGTTCGGCAAGCGCACCATGCACGGGCGATCTTGGGCGCATTTACGCAAGAACGTCATTTGCGTAATGCCGCGTGATTTACTCATATCGTGCCTCTGGGTCTGGTATGTCAATGCCTAATTCAGCGCACCGACGTTGGATAAACTCTAGGAATTCGCTGAACTCGGCTGCGCTAAATTTACCCGTGCGGCGCAGCGGCTTGTGTTTGATGCGGCCCAATACTTCTACGGTTTCCGTGCCGCCGTATTCCATCAGCATCCATTCGTGTAAATCGTTTTTATCAAACCCTTGCAGAATGTCGCCGCCTTGCTCAAACACGGTGGGATAAACCACGCCAAACAAATAGGCCAACTGCTGATTTGTGCGCGGTTTCTTAAATGGCTCAAGTATCAGTTGCCATGTCACCGACGTATCAAGGCTTTTTAGCATCATGCGTAATGACCGTTCCATCGCCTCTGGCGGCGTGTTCGGTGGAAAAATGCGCTTCACAACCGCTCCTCAAAATCTATGTAACGCCAACCAAGGTACTCGGGCGTTACCGCATAGGCATCGTAGTCGTAGCCCCGTGCGGGGTCTGCTTGGCGTTTAACAAACCAATCGGGAAACGTCACGCGCACGTCAATCAATCCGGCAACGGTCATAGATTGGTTCACAAGGTAGTAGTAGTCTGGCCGTGGGTGCGCGGCATCAAATGAAGCCTTGGCACAGATCGTGACTTGCGGGAACGGCCATGCCTCAAACTCAAAGTCGTGCCGCAGATGTTTAACCTCTATGCGTTTGCCGCTGGCGTATATGTCGCCCTTATCGGCGTACTCGGCACGGTCGGCAAAGTCTCTCGCCAACCGACGCTTTGGCAACGTCACGGTATGGCCTTGGTTTAGTAGGTGAGTCGCCACCACAATCTCTGCGGGGCGACTTGCCCTAAACCGTGCCTCAAAGTCAGAAGTTGATGTCATCATCAACCCAGTTATCCTCGGTCAGCACCTTTTCCTGTTTAGGCTTTGGTGGCGCGGCTTTCTTGGCCTCAAACGACAGGCTCATATATGACGAGCCATCTTTTTTACTTTTCTTAATCCAACCGCTAACGTTCAGATCAACGTTATCAATGACCGCTGTGCCACGGTAATCTGGGCGAGCCTCCACGCCCTTTTTGTCGTTGCGGAATAACACGCCGCGCATATTGTTGTCGTAAGCCATCACTTGTTCTCCTTTCTTGCGATGTTGACGTAGGTTTTAACGGCATTTTTGTACTTGCTGCCGTATTTGGTTCCAAGCGCATCCCCGACTGCAATGTACAAATCGTGATTTGCGCTAATCTCTCTGTGAATTTCGTATACCGCCGATGCAATTTCTTTTTCCTCTACGTCCATTTCCATCGCGGCTTTAAATTGTTCTACGTACTTCTCCACCTCGGCGGGGTTGGCGTTCTTGCCCATGTCCCCGCGTGGGTCTAACTTCAGATCGGGCTTACGCGGTGCCGGAGCAGTCACCTCATGCGTTGTCGCATCGGCATCGTTATCGCCCTCGGTCGGGATGCAAAATGTCATAAATGCGGCATATTTGTACGCGGCACTCATGGCTTTGTTGCTGGACTTATCGCCCGAGTCCATTGCCTCGCCTACGGTGACAATCGTGTGCTTACTGCCATCCTCGGCAGCAACAAAATCAAACTCAACGGTCAAAGACGTATAAAACAAAATGCTGTTACGTCCTTGGCGTTCGGCTATTTGCCGATCCGTTACTCGGGGCAGGATGCACAGGCCGTGCTTTGCCAGCAGCGGCGAGAGCGTTTGGTAAACTTGGTCAATGCCTCGGAACGCATAACCCTGTGACGTGTTCTTGGAATCTTTGCTGATCCCAACCTTGCTTAACTCGGCGGTAACCGCCGCAATTTTTTCATAAACTTTCATTGTAATTTTCCGTCCACGTTTTCTAGTTCCTTGTAAATTGCGATCAACGTTGCTAGCAACAGCGTTCGCACAAACTCGTAATGCTCCCGCTCGTTATCTTGCTGCTGCCACCAATCGTTCTCATCGCCCCAACTGAAATCATCGTCCCACATACGTTTTTACCTCTCGGTCGCAACCGTGGCCGTCACAGGGTTCTACCCAACAGCAGAACAGGTACAGCAGCACTAGGCCGATAATCTGCGGCAACACAGAACGTTTAGCGGTCATTGGTTTGATCCTTGTAGTAATCGTCTGCGTCCCAATCGCGTTCCTGCAAACTGATTTCGCGGTAGACCTGCTCCTCAATTTGCTCAATCACAGAGTTTGGGAGCCAATCAGCGGTGAACGAGATTTCGGGTTTCATGTCCTGCCACGGCGTAGCGTTGGCCGTTTTCTTGAGATCGGCAAAGGGACGGTAGATGGTGTCTAGCGTGACGTGGAGAATGTCCACCGCTTGCGGGTCGGTATCGTCTACTTCAACCGTGGCTTGAAACTTGTTATCAAGATACTCAATTTCAACTTCGTAGTTCGTCATCTCTATTGACTCCTGTGTGATGCGTATTAGGTAAAGTCGTAGCCGTGCGCTTCAGACCACGCATGGAAGCGACGGTCGTATGCGGCCTCAAGGCGACCGGCAGACCAGCCGGTGATGTGCGCGACATGGGCAATAACCCATTTCCACGGACGGTTGCGGCGGTATCCGTCAATCATGTTGACGGCTTCGGTAAGTGAGCAGCGCGGGGTGGTCATATCTGTTGACTCCTGTGTTGTGTCTATCAACGGGTGTAACTTTAGCATCCTAAATATCTATGTCAACCCCCTTGGCGAAAAAAAGTTTATATGGCTAAATGCCGTTATGGACATTCAGCAGATACTTAAACGGTTCCCAAGCCAACGGGCGATGGCGCAAGCGTTTGGCGTGACGGAAGGCGCGGTAAGCCAATGGATCGCAGCAGGGCGGCTACCGGACGCTAGGGTATGGCAATGGAAAGCAGGGCTGGCAAAGCCCGTGAAGCGTCGGTGAGGCCTAGAAACGACAAAGCCCGAGGGGGGCTCGGGCTTGACGGAACCGGTAGCCGGTTCTACGCTTGGGATTAGGTGGACAGCGTATAGCGAGGTTAAGGCAGGGGGCTGCCTCTCGTCAATACGCCAGACATGGAGTATTGACGTATGCATTATTACCAACGTCACATTGGTGACTACGCCCGAGATACGGGCCACTTAACCGTGTACGAGCATGGAGTTTATGTCCTCCTGCTAGACCGGCTTTACGGCACGGAAAAGCCCATTACGGCCCGTGACGCTACCCAGATCATCCGTCCAGCAACGAAACGCGAACGTGAGAGCGTTCAGCGAGTGCTAGATGATTTTTTTACGTTGACAGCCTCGGGGTACATCAACAAACGGGCTGTGCAGGAGATTGAGAAATACCACGAAATAAGCCATAAACGTGCAGCAAGTGCGAATCGTCGGTGGCAAACTAGTCAAAGCAATAGCGATGCAAGTGCAATGCAAGTGCATAGCAAAAGCAATGCTATCCAAGAACCAATAACCAATAACCAAAACCGTATCCCAGAAATTAAAAAAAATACCCCATCCCCCCCTGCTCCCACGCTGGCTACTGGCGTCCAGCGTGGCGGGGGGTCTGTTTGGGTTGGAGAATTAGTCAAACCGTTTAGCGAGAGGAGATAAACGTGGACGTACCGGGTTTAGACATAGAAGCATTTGACCGTTGGGTGGCTTATCGCAAGGCCATCAAAAAGGCATACAAGGACGTTTCGCTACACGCCGCAGCGGTGAAGTTAGCGAAATACGGCGATAAACAGGCTGAAGTGGTAGAGCAGAGCATTGCAAACCAATGGCAGGGCTTGTTTGATTTGCAGGTGAAAAAACTGCAACCCGGCGAAAAACCCGTCAAATCTGACAAACAAAAAGCCGCCGACGACGCATATTGGCAAGCGACCGTGCAACGTGCCGAGAAAAACTGGTCAGAGATGATCCCGACCCCGTTCGGTCGCCTTAAAATCTGCGATGCGCTTTGGGCGCGATACACCGTAGAAGTCGGCCCCGACACCTGCGAAAAATTGGATTGGCTGAAAGGCGTGGTAGCGCGAAACCTCAAGGAAGTGGAAGCCAAGCACGTTGTCAACGACCCAAATCTGATGGTGATGGTGATGTGCCTCTTCGGCCCGTCTGGGGTCAAGCGTATCCGCGAGCGCGCGGCGGTGGGCGCGTGACTGCCATCGGATTTTTGCTGTTTGCGCTGTCGGTGTTTATTTTCATCATGGACAGCAAAGGCAAAGCAGCCAACTTGATTGGCGCATTAGCCTTGGGCGGCACGATCTTTATGGTTGGCGGCATATTCCGCTTTCTGTGGCAGGTGATGCCATGAAGAACATCCACTACGGCAAATCCGCTGCGCCCGCCTCCAAAGTCAGCAAGACCCGCCGCTGTACCGAATGCAAGCGCGTATACGCCACGCCGGAGGCTTTTCGGATGCACAAGTTAGCCGGTGTCGGCTGTCGGCCCATAGAGGCTCTGCGTGCGATTGGCTACGTGGAAACCGACAAAGGCTGGCGGCACCGATAAATGACCTTAATCAACAAAGGCATGATGACGAGCGCATCAGATAATTGGGCCACCCCGCAAAACTTTTTTGACGAACAAAATGCAAAATACGGCCCATTCAATCTAGACGTTTGTGCAGACGCAGAAAATGCTAAATGCGCAATGTTTTTTACAAAAGAACAAAACGGCCTTGAACAACAATGGCGCGGCAAATGCTGGATGAACCCGCCGTATGGCTGAGCAATCAAACTGTGGATGAAAAAAGCGTACGAATCATCGTTGCAGGGCGCAACGGTGGTGTGCCTTGTGCCAGCCCGTACGGATACGGGTTGGTGGCATGATTACGCCATGAAAGGCAAAATTACATTTGTGCGTGGCCGATTACAATTTGGAAATTCAAACGATAATGCACCGTTTCCATCGGCATTAGTGGTGTTTGAGCCGTGAGGCGGGCAGCACGTAGGGACGAAAATGACGCGATCATATCGGAAGCCCTGCGGGTGGCGGGGTTTACGGTGCATGACTATGCGGGCGCAGGGCATAGCATCCCCGACAAATTGGTGACCCGCACCTTGCCCGACGGCACCGAATGGATTTGTTGGGTGGAGATCAAAACACCCACCGGCAAACTACGACCGGGGCAAGAAGCGTTCCGCTCCATGTTTGAGCCGCGTGGCGAGTGGTACAAAGCCTGTTACCCACAGGACACGGTTTGCGAGTTGTCCATGCGCTATCACGAAAGCATCAAACAAGAACACTTGCGCTGATTGACGTAGGCATTTACCATCTGTTTTGGCTAAAAATAGGTGCGAAATGGCGGAATCCGAGAACAAAACCGTAGCGTTGTTCGTTGCCACGTTGTTTCACTCGGCAACCGTCGCGCACTTTATGCACCTGTCCACCGACAGTTATGCAAAGCACAAGGCTTTGCAGAAATACTACGAGGACATCGTGGATTTGGCTGACGCGGTGGCCGAGTCGTACATGGGTTATGAGGAAGTGCGCTTGACCGCATGGCCCAAGGAATTTCACCTTGCCAGCGATCCGGTCACATATTTGGAAAAACTGCGTGATTTCGTGGAAGAAGCCCGCAAGGTTATCTGCCCCGAGTACACACCGATTCAGAACCAGATTGATGCCATCCAAGAATTGATGGATAGCACCATCTACAAACTGAAGTTCTTGTCATGAGCCGCAAAGCGGGTTTGTACGCCAACATCCTCGCCAAGCGCGAGCGCATTGCTCACGGTAGCGGCGAGCGGATGCGTAAACCGGGAACGGAAGGCGCACCGACTGCCAAGGCGTTCAAGGAATCAGCCAAGACTGCGAAAGACAAGAAATGACCGCAGCGTGGCAGCGCAAGGAAGGCAAGAACGAGAAAGGCGGGCTGAACGCCAAGGGCCGCGCCTCGTATCACCGCGAAACTGGCGGGACGCTGAAGCCGCCTGTTAAAAGCGGTGACAACCCACGCCGAGCCTCTTTCCTCGCACGGATGGGCAACATGGCTGGCCCGATGGAAAAAAACGGCAAGCCCACGCGCCTCGCCCTCGCGCTGCGTGCGTGGGGTGCCAGCAGTAAGGCCGATGCCAAGGCCAAAGCCCACGCGATCAGCAAGCGGAATAAGGGCTGATGGCTGCTGACCGTCAACGCCTTGCCCAAGCCCTTGCTGCGGAAGCGGCACGGCGCAGGATGTTTGAAAGCATCCCCGAGGCTGCGGGCCAAGGGTTGCCACAAGCCCCCGACAAACCGATGGGCTGGAATGACTACCTAGAAAACCTATCCATCGGCCTTGGCCGTGGCGCGGTCAACCAGATGGAAGGCATTAAAGGCTTGGTGACTAGCCCTGTGGAGTCGCTAAAAGGCATGGCAACGGGAGCCGTGGAAGCCGTGCGTAACCCGCGCATGGTAGCCGAGATGCTCAAGCAGACCGCCCAACGCGCAACCTCTGGCCCCCTTGGGTTAGGCGAGGTGGTGGGCGAAAACGTCAACATGGTGCGTATGCCCAAAGGCGTGGATAAACGGGAAATATTTATCGGCAAAACTGCCCGCACATGGGATGCTGCTGCCGCTAAACGCGCAGAGGAGTTAGAAGCAACTGGCATGGCTCCGGAGGAAATATGGCGAGAGACAGGCACCTTCCGAGCGCCTGACGGCCAGTTGCGGCAAGAAATTAGTGATGTTGGTGCAAAACTACGCGAAGAACCGGATTACGAAACTGCAATACAAGGAAAAAAGGCTGAAATTGCGGCAATCAACCAGCGTGTACGTGAATTAAAAGAAGGTGCGAAAACGCAACCTGATTTGTTTCCGCGTGAATTTAATCGTGGTATCCGAGAATTAGCAGCCCAGAAAAAACCTTTACGCGAGGATATTGAAGGTAACTATGGTTTAGAGTTTGGTAAATCAGGGCTGTTGGGCGCTCGTGCTCGCCTTGCGTTTGAGCATCCGGGCGGTCTATATGAGGCATATCCTGAAATTGGGCAACGGACAATCGTGCGGCGTGAACAACCGCTTGGCAGCGCAATGGGGACGTACAACCGTGAATCCAAATCAGTCAGTTTGTCGCCATACGTAAAAGGCAAACCACAAGACGCAAACGAAACAATGTTGCACGAATTGCAACACGCAATTCAACATCAAGAAGGATTTTCAGGCGGCGGCAATCCCGACCTTGCCCGCCGTATCATGCAAGAGGATATGCAACAACGATACGCGCCCTATTCAAGCGATTCTTATAAACGCGCTTGGGCAAACGTATCAATTAAAGAGGCGGCTCGGGCAAATTACGCGCAATTTCTAGAAAAATTACAAAAAAAGGACAACCCAAAGCCACGCGATCTTACAAGTTTGTCGGATTGGTACAAATACGGCACTCGCATTTCACAAGAAATGGATCAAGGTGGGTACGGATGGCAAATGCCTAAAAAAGCAGGAGCAAACCGTGATTATTGGATTCGGCAAGCAGCCCGCCGTATGCAGCGCATGATTGAAGAGGATCGTCCAGATATGCGCGATGCCGCAACGTTAATGTCTCCAGAAGAGGCAAAAAAGGCTCTGCGTAAAGCAGATAAAGTATTTCGTGAAACGCAAGAAAGCGCTATCGCAACGAGCAAATTAGACGACTTACGAAAAACATTAGAAGAAAAGTCTGATTACGAGTTGTACCAACGAATACTCGGTGAGGCCGAAGCCCGCGCTGTTGAAAAACGCATGAATATGACGCCGCAAGAGCGCCGAGCAACATTCCCAAGTTATGACGTTCCACTCAACGAAATTATTATCCGACGATGAGCGAACGCCGAAAGAAAGAACGTGAGGAGGCGAAACTGTAATGCCGAGCCACAGCGACAAACAACGCAGGATGATGGCCGCAGCCGCGCATAACCCCGAATTCGCCAAGAAAGTCGGTGTGCCGCAAAAGGTAGCCCGCGAATTCAACCAAGCCGACAAAGGCAAAAAACTCGCCGAAGCCATGAAGCGCATGAAGCGCGACTAACACGTAATGTTGCAAACCCTTGCTATTTGGTACGTGTACGAACTGATTGACCCGCGTGACGGGCAAGTGTTCTACGTTGGCAAAGGCAAAAACG